GAATAGTGGCAATATTTGTTTCATTCTCATAAATAGCGTATGGACTTGAAACCTGATTTGCTGTAATTGTGCTTGACATTTTTTTTATTAGTGAGAGGGAATAACGTAAACTCTCAACTATCTAAAGTGTAACATTAGATTTTATTTATTGTCAACGTCAGTTTATCAATTATTTTATAAACTCTATAATTAAACTTGATATTCCCTTTATCAAGTCTTACTACTTTTAATAGAGATGTCATTATAAATAATAGTTCCCAGGTACTGAAAGTTACTGAAACTTTCTTGCTATTACTGAAAATATTGACAATTTTTGCCATTTTTTGATAAAAAATAAAGAATAATTCAAACTTAACGTAGAATCTATTAAAGGGCAAATTAAAGGCAAAATATAAAAATGAGAATTTTTTTATTTACATTTATTATTTTCTCGTGTACTATAGTAAGGAACTTAGATTTTTCTACTAACCAAAATGAAAATTACTGAAAATTCTCAAAGTCAATTCATTGATTATGTTTTAGACTTTTATGGTAAAGGTGGTATATACCCACTTGCCGATCCAGTTATCTACAACAAATTTGTTGAGCGTGATGACGTATTAAAGGCGTTTGATAAATATAAAACTCTTTTAGATGCTTCGATCCAATTAGAAAAAGAACTAGAAATTGAAAATCTTTATACCTGGGGTGATGGAGATAGTTTAGATAGAGAAAGAGTAAGAGATATTCTCTTACAGAATTACAACTTTCAATGGACTAATTAAATGAAACTATCCGAAGTTAAAACATCATTAACAGTTGCTTTAATGAAATCAACAATAATGAAACCCGGTAAATCTTTATCAAAACTGGATAAGGATATTACGAACCAGTTAAACATAGTCACTAAATTTTTAGGTGATAAATTTCTCAATGAATGTATCAAAGAAGCTGAAATATGCCTCAACGATAATGAAAAATTTGATGAAATTTATCTGAAGTTTAAAAAGGTAGGAAATCAATTCAGTTCACAAATAGAAGATGGATAGAAAGGAAGCGATCAACTTAGCTTTAACTTTATTCCGTCAGGACTTGGATAGAAATGATGTGGTTACTACATTAATGAAATCCGACATTCCAGAATCCACTGCTTATAGGTACACCAGAAAAGCCTATGAGCAGTATGAATGGGAGATGGATAAAGAAGAAAGTCCAATTAAGTCTTTAGAACTTAAAGCCCTGGATACTATATATAAGGCTATGAAATGGGCTGAAACAAATAACGAACCAGAATTGGCTGTTAAATATGCCAATTTATATATCACCAACAAAAAGAGGTTAAAAAAATGACTGACTCATTTATGCAAAATCATCAATCAGCACTTGATAGTTTTATGGAAGATAAAGCTATCCAGGATTTGGAAAATGCGGGTATATATCCCGTACCAGATAATGATGACATTCTCGAAAAGCTTTTTGAAGAAGCCTATGATGAGATAAAAAGAAATAATACTCTTCAGTTAAATGAAGATGAACTTATTTTTGCTGCTAAAACAAGAGCAGAAAGAAGATTTCAGGAACTACCCGAACCAGGAGATTACGATGACTAAACTAGAACAGATCAGAAATGACTTGGATAACTATATCCGGGAAGAACTTGAAAAAAGTTTGGGTGACAGAAGCTTTGAAGTATTTAGCTTTGAAGAAAAACTTTGTGAGATTGTTGATTCATTGGATGAAATAATATGTTTCGATCCAACACCTGATGGTGATAGTCCATACAGTGATGCTGAATATATCAGCACACCAAGAGAAAGAGATCAAAATGCTTTGCGAAGTAAACAGGAATCTCACGGTAGAGGAAATCCTTTTAATTGGTAATTAATTATGACACCCCATCAATTTTTAAAGGACATCTATAAAGATTTCTGTTCTAAACATCATATGCAAAAACATAATGGTGAATATCTCTCAGCGGATGATTACCTTTATTTAGGTAAAGATGGAAGACCTTTAACTGAATATGAGGTGGAATGGCTTACCAACTATATCAAACTCTGGGAATATACTAATGCCGGAGAGGATATTGATGACTGAGTTCGTACCAATAACACGTTATTCCAGATGTAAAAGATACTTAGGTGCAACAATAAAATGCCCTGACTGTAATACAACTAAAACCATTTATCATTTATCTTGGAGTGCTTTAACCTGTCAGAAGTGTAAAGCAATGATAGATAAATATGATTGGTTTATCGAAAAAGGTAAACATTCCAAACTAGACCGCAGCTAACTCTTTTATCTGTTCCTGGAAATCCATACATCTTTCCATAAAGGAAATTTCAGCTGACCGCAGTGCGAGACTATCCAATAGTTTCAGCTGCGGTTTTCCACTTCTACGAGCTATACATACTAAAGCCTGATTACATTCAATACCTGTGAGTTTTCTTAGTGCATAATTATACGCTCCAAGTTGATGACAATAGTTCAATAACATTTCATCCGATCTGACATCTTTAGATGTCTTCCAGTCACATATAGTCAACACTCCATCAATATCTATTAAAGCGTCAGCAGTACCGGCAAATCCATAATCTTTATCATAAATACTGAACTCGATGCTATGAATGGCCGTTACACGTTCCAGTATGAATGATCGTAAACCTCTTGCGTAGCCTGACGCACTCCAACTAACACGCGGTGCGGTTTCGGCTGCTTTTGATAGCGCCCATTGCGTGACTTTTGTGGGGCAGCGATCCAACTCGTCTTGTCCTGTTCTCCATATCCCACGCTTGTTGGCATTATGCCGGGCAAGTTTCGCTCCAGTTTTAAGTAGGTATTCTGCATGAGCGTGAGCAAGTCTCCCCCTCTCGCAAGCCATATCTCTCTCATCTGATGATCCCTTCTTTTCAATCCAACGTTCCAAAGCATCTTTTTGTTCCTGTGGTGCGGTTTCTTTTAAAATATGTGTTACTGAATGGTATATATTATCCTTTCCGTCTTTATATATTCTGTGTGGATATATGGTGCCTGAATCATCACGTTCCAATGTCCAGCGTTTTAATCCTGCTAACGCTCCATGTTTTTGTAATGACCCCATAAGTGGTTCGTAGATATACGTTCCCATTATTAATATACCTTAAAGAGATTAGTTTGCAAGTTCATTTTTTATAATTCTCGAATCGTGCTGACCTGGAAGCCCTAACAGCTATGCTATCGCTTTCATCTGAATGGCCGTTGCCATGGGATAAAGGAAAAGATTCCTGTCCATAACCAGTACCAGAAAAAAATCTACCCGCATTTAACCAATATTCATGCCCTTCAAAAATGTCATAATCACAAATACAAAAGTTCTCGTTTTGAAAAGTAACTTCCCTAGCCTCGTCTGGGTGAATACCCCAATATGCTTTTCTTGCGGGTGGCCCATCTAATAAAAGAACAACCTTTTTAGATTCCAATGCCAACGCTTTAGCCTTTTTCAGTTCCTGTATATTAAAGGGCCGACCCTTTACTTCTGCATACATATCCACTTGAGGTAAGTAGAAATCAGGTAAGTATTTTCCTGCTTTACCTAAGTCAAAACCTTCTGGTTCATATTCGTATTTGATGTCCACCTTATCAAAGGCAACCATCCATCTGGCTTCTGTCCTTGATCTACAGAGATAACCTTTGTAATAAGTTTCGATGGATTTAATCATTATAAATAATTGAATTTAAATCTTTGATGCGTTGAAGAGGAACAGCGGCACAGGCCGGGACTATTGAATTTCCCATTGCCTTCAAACGAGCCACCCGACCTCGTAACCCATCATCTCCTCTACAAAGGCAGGGTTCAGAAACATATCCTGTCCAGTTGGGGGAGAGGGTTCTCCTCTCCTTGCTATTGAGGAAAGCATGTTTCCAGATTGGTTTTTCCATACCTTCGCTGTTGCCTTGTGTTCCACTGCTGTCGGTGTTGGTAGAACATAATGAATCCTTCTGCCCAGGCTGTCCAGTTTCTTGCAGTTCTTGTTGGTGTTCTGGGAGCCGTCTTTCCAATCTCTGGCGGTCGGGGTGGGAAGAGTCTGATCTATCAACTCCGTTGCCAAGCCCTTGCTGTGTCTCTTGTTTTTGTTTGGACTCTTGTCGTAATATATCGAATCGTTGCAAACTGTCGGTGTCGGTAGACTCTGTAGGTCGTTGAACAACTTTACTGTTTCTGGATTCACTGCTTCCCGCAGATTTGCCAGTTTGGTTCTGCCTTTCCTGTGTACCTGAGTCTGTTTTACCATCGACTCGTAACC